TTAAACATACCAATCTCCTCCATCACCATTACAGCGGGACGAGTACCATTGGCAGCAAAAGGATTGTCTTTAAATGTACGATGTTTAATCTTAGACTTACTACCCATTACTTTCCAGGTACCACCTAATTTCTTTTTATACTCTGCAATAACCTCTTTACCAGAGTACCAACTTCCCCCGTATTGTTTAGAGAAAGGTGAAGGAAAAAACTTATTCCCAATCTCAATTCCTCCAGGTAAATTATCCAATCCAAATTGTGTCTTTTTTAATATATCTCCAGAATATTTAGCATCCCCTGCTCCTGCTACAATTTCTGTAGATGGTGGATTGCCTATGTATTCTGGATTATATGCTTTCATACCGTCAAATACAAATTCATGTCCGATAACTCCACCTGCAACAGAGTATGATTTACCGAATCCACGGCTTCCCATCATCATAAAGTTTTTAGCTTCATTTTCCCATAATGGCCTGCCTAAGTTCTTTTTATGTGTCCTACGCATATATTCTGCTGCAGGGACATACTTTCTTCCATTAGGATCTACCCCTTTTTCTATATACTCCCTATCAGCAGTGAATTCTTTATCATCTTCAAATCCAGAGAATCCTCTGGCTTCACACCAATTGTAAAAGAATTCCCACTCAAGATCTCTAAGAAAAGGTTTACCTGGAGTTTTAGTTTTAGAGTGTGTAGTTTTATTTAAAAGGATTGTCCAATAGTTTACATAAAAATAAAGGTTACCTGGCATCCATACTCCGCCTACCCAGTAACCCTCGATACACCTCTTTTTCTCCTCTCTCCAGAATAGCAAGTATTCCTCACTAGCTGGATGGAACTGAGGTATTTCTTTAAGTAAAAAAGCTGCTTTATTAATAATCATATTAATCCTTTCTCGGATGCAGATTCTTCTGCTCCTCCTTTTGTAGAACCTTCGTTAGTTTCTTTATCCACGAGTTTAAGAAGACGTTCATAATCCTCAAACAATTTAACATTTGTTTTAAGTAATCCTTCGATAGTATCTGCATTATCCTCATAAGTGAGTGTATCTAAATACAATGTTTTCTCATCCATCTTTTTATTCCACACCATTAGTTGCCTTTTAGCAGGAGTAACTAAAGTAGTTTCATAAAAATGTATCGCCTCCTTATATTGAGTCCAATCAAACTTTGTATCCTTTAAATAATCTTTTGAGATCATTTCTTTACGTGTATTATAAGATACATTAGAAAATTTAGAATCAGGGTCTGCTAAAAGAGCAATAGCCCACATTATCTGTGAGCTTTTGCCTTTTGCTTTACTTTTATCTTCTTTATAGATAGAAGCAAAGGGGAGGGGGACTTTTAATTGAGGATGCAATTTCCAAAAATTTACATCTGTATCAAAGCTTTCTAGTATCATGAAGACTGATTAACTCTTAACTTTTCAGATTTTTTAGAGGGACGTACAACGCCTAATACATCAAACATGTTCATTTGGAAATATTCTATTTCGTCCACCATAACCATAAAGCCTTGGCCTTTTGGTATTACAGTGTCTCCGACTTTCACTGTTTTAACATCTTGACTAACTGCTACAACTTTAGCATGCCCATCTCTTTTATCTCTCTCTTCTTTCAGCATAGACTCAGATTTAATAATCCCGCTATCTGTCTCTTTCGCCACATCTGGCATTTCCACTACAATGTGGTTTCCTAAAGGTTCATAATTAATCATGTTTACCATTTTTTAAGTGGGCAATGTGATTGCATTGACCGTGTTTTAGCTATTAGCGGACACCCGCATTTTTTACATCTACTTTTAACATTGAACTCGCAGTTTGAGCAAATACTTGCTCTAGCCTCTGCTATCTTTTCTACATGTTCATTTGGGAATACTACATTCTTCCATCCGTTAAGGATTTCAGACATCTTCTCTTTTGCTCCCTTTTTCTCTTCTGCCATTTTTATAATATTTAAATCTATTCTTTTTCACTGTAAACATACCTAAATGTTTCAATCGAGTAGACTCAAAATCTCCCTCTTCTATAACTTCTTTTAGAAGTCCGAATTGAGATTTAATTATAAGTTCTGTTTTGAACTCGCTTAGATTATACTTCTTAGCTAACTTCTTTATTAGTTTGTCCACTCTATTTTGTATGTTATCTCTATCCCTGTATCTGTAATTCCATTTAAGATATTGGGGTTCAACTTCTTATCAATAATCATCTTCTTTTTTCTAAGCATTGTGATGTGATTATTAAATGATGCTTCAGACATATCTATAGAATTTCTTACCATCTTCCTAACAGGAGTAGAGAATAAAAGTTTATCTATATTCTCATTACTTCTATTCTTATACCATATAGATAAAAAACTAGAAAGTACCTCAATTTCTTTATCCTTAAGTTTTAATATAGGATTAAGAATTTGTATATACGCTTTAAAAGACTGCGCTATGTTAGCTTTTAAGGGTATTATCATCTTCAAATAAGTTTATTTCTGGAAACATAGTCTCTGCTTTAGCTTTGTCGTGCATCATTATAGCTGTCTTAACATATTTAGCAGTATCTAAAGCTTTTTGTCTCTCTTCAGCAGTTGAATCAATACCAAGGTTTGATTGAGTTTTAGAGTTCATATGAAGTAGTTGGTCAATTCTATATCTACTCTTATACTTCACTAAACATCCTTCGCACATATTACCTTCCATAGGAAGATCATAATACTTTCTTATAGTCTTTTCAAAATTGTCCATGGGACAAATATAATAAAATTAATTATAATTCAACATATTAACTATTTCTTTTTTATAATCTGCGCACTCTATAAGCTTATAAGAATCATTATTCTCATTAAACCATACTATAAAACACTTCTTAATCTTAAGCTTCGTCTCAAGCTCTATAATGTACTTGTAAAGGGAGAGTTGGAGGGAGTATGTAGAAAATTCACACTCATCTAGGTGGGAAATAGGGGCAAGCATCTTATTTTGGTACTTGCTAGTGTAGTTCATTTTTTTGTTTGTCTTCCAGTCAAATATGACCAAAGAATCAAGAGTTTTTGAATAGTATAACTGGTCAACCATACCGCATATCCCAAGCTGGCTAGAACCAACGCACAGCTCAGAGCTAACAGGTATAAGATTTTCTTTTGATTCTTCATAAAATTTTAAAAAATGGGATTCAATTTTATCATACGCCTTCATATCTATATCGAAGTCATATATTGTATTAGGAAGAACTTTATTATTAATGTAATTTTCAGCGAATGCATGAAACTTACTACCTTTATTGCATGCGCGCAGACTAATCGAATCCCACTTATCTAAAATATCTTGTACTTCTGTATTTTCTTTCTGTGCGGTTCTTGCTGCCCAAAAGTCTCTCTCGAATGGTTTCTTAAATTTTCCTATAAACGTGGTAACTGAAATTGCAGGTTTACCATCTATAGTATATGTGTGTCCGTCTTCTGTAAATACAACATTGTTGAATTTATTTAGTTCCTGGAATATCATTTTCTAGTTCTTGAATTAGTTTTTCTAAATACACTGCTAAATCCATAGCCTCTTCTTGTGCATGTTTTAGCCATTGTAATTTAGTTAGATCTGTACGTTCCATTGTGGTTCCGTACTTCTCTTTACCTATTTGAGCGCGCTGAGTTATTTTAGTGCAAACTCTAAATTCTATTTCACTCATTAGTATCCTGTCAATAGTTTAAGAACGCTATCTATAGCGCTGTGTCTATGGTTATCCTCTAAAACGATTTTGTAAACATACGAACTTTGTTCTAACTTAGCAATATCATCTATAGCAGAATTAAATTTATCTTTTAGATCAATCTGTTGATTATCTCCACAAAAGATCATTATAGAATCCTTACCTAATCTACCAAGTGCCATTCTAAGCTGTGCTTTTGTAAGATTCTGAAACTCATCAACTATAACTACTGCACTATCAAATGTTCTACCTCTAAAATGAGAGAGAGATACAAGCTCTATCTCTTCTTCATCCATCATTTTTTGAATCTTATCAGGTTTATTGTAAACCTTACGCATGTTCGACATGATAGGTACAAGCCAAGGTTCTAGCTTTTCCTTCTCATCACCTGGAAGAAACCCATTATCTTCTGTAGCTACAGTAGGCCTTGTAATAATAACCCTATTATACTGTCTTTTAAAAAACATATCTAGTGCTATCTGGACAGCAAGAAGAGTTTTACCGCTCCCTGCTTTACCCACTACAAAACTATAGGCATGATTTAAAATATTTTCTTTGGCTTGTTTCTGCTCCTCGGATAAAGTTATATTAAACTTTATATTCCCTTTGGGTTGGCGCTTTTGTTTATTTTCCATATACTACGATCCGCAGTTCTCGCAATCTGGATTATCAATACTACAAGCTTCTGGCTGTTCTTGGTCTTCTAAATCTAAAATCCACGAATCAAAGGTATCGTGCTTAGATTCATCTGCTCTTTTTGCGGAGTCTTTGATATACTCATCATCAGATATTGTGTTGTTTGCCATAATTAAAACATTTTAAAGTTAAAAGAAAAGTGGCCAAAAGAAAACCAAATTGAAACGCCACTAACTTTTCAATTGGGAGAGTCATTGCTGGTTCAACTCTCAAACATCAGATGAATATTATTTATCTGTCCCAACAATCGTTTTAAAATTGAAGTGTCGGTTTGGTAACCCAGGATGCAAACGTAATAAAAATTTCTATCCTCTACAATATTTTTTAAAAAAAATTAAAAAAAAATACCCCTCTCAGAACGAAAGGGGTATTTCAACCAAAAAAACCAAAAACTATGAATCGAGAAAACACACAGTGCGCGCAATATATAATTTTTATTTTTTATATCAAAGCTTTATAAAAATTTTTTTTGCGAAAATGAATTAGTGGACCACTTCAGGAAAAACCCCCACTAAAAATTGCGGGAGCAGAATGCCCCGTGCCAATTATGGGAAACAAGATTCGAATAGCGGACATCAAGCCGACGAAGAATCCTGAATGGATGCAAGTTGTGTTTACAACTGCAGTCAAAGAGGGTTCTTTGCTTGGTGTTATCGCTAGAGCAGACTTCTCTGTTGCAACAGCTTACGAACCTGTAGCTACTGCCATTGCTGAAACAATGGTGGTTGGTACAGTGTACGAAGGTTATCGCATAGAGAAATTGTCGCAGGATACGCCGTTCTATAAGGACCAACCTAAGTTTGAGAAAACTGGGTTGTACCATAGGTCGCGTGTTGTTGTGGCAGAGTAAGACTCGGAGCTAAAGGTGTGAAGCACAGTACCACCTTGGCTCAATTTTAAGGCTGTTAGTGCTAAAGTGCAGTAGTGGACACCTTCAATGGTGCACTATTAGTGCTTTAGTGCAGTAGTAGTGTGAGTTACAGAGTGTTCCACTCAACACACGCACACATTAGCACCTTTCATTAGTAAATCATTTAACCTTACATTATAAATATAGCTAAAATACAGATTATGGACATTAACGACGAATTAAAGAAAGCTCAATTAGATAAAGATTGGACTAGTATTAAAAGAATATTTGAGAAGATAAACAGTATTTGTTTAGATGAAGCAGATATGAATATACTTGAGTTCTTAAAGTATAGAGATAATACTGCAGAGTCTTGTAGATATTATTCTATACATTCTAAGACTAAGGTAGGACCATATAAAACAATAAATGATGTTTTATGAAGATGCACAAGATGCTTGGGATTTATACAACATAAGTCCTGAGCTAACGTGTAATTGTGATCAGTTTCATACTTGTCAACAATGTCACGAAGAAGAAAACGGTGAAGATGCGAGTGGCCTTCCAACACCGAACAAAAAAAGCTAGGTAACTACACCACGAGTTATGGTCGTGTCAGAGAAGACATAGTTAAATAAAACGCCGAGCGCAAACTCGTTAATCTATCTTACAATGCTTACATCGGAACGCGCTCGGACTTTAATGCTATGCATTTTAGGTTAAGAGAGTTACAAACTGAGTTCGATGTAAGTATCTAATTAATTAACATTATGAGACAAGAAGACTATTTATCAGTTAAACAAGCAATAGCACAATTCAAAAAAGACAATAACATTAATCCATTCACTTTAAAACCTATAAAAAGTTATGAGAAGACAACTAACTACTCCACTAGAAATCAAAGAAGAGATTGTAAGAATGCTACAAATAGAAAGAGTATTCTTTAAGGGTAAACTCCCTGTAAGTATCAAAGACTTACCAAAAAGGTATACTATGCCTTCATACGTAAACA